CGGATCGAAGCTCTCCATTGCGTCCTCAGCTCTGTATAAGCCGTATTTTCGAATTGCTTTCAACACCTGCTCCCATCCTTCACCCCAGTCGAGAACTTCACCGGAAGCGACCCCTGCGGCCGTCTCACGGATATCTGCGATGGATGGAGACCACTTATTTGTGGCAACCCACTGATTCAGCGCCGCCTCTGCCGTGCGGTATGGGATATCCTGGAGCTGCTGGTACCACAGTTCCATCGCCTGGGTATTCGGGAGCAGGTTCTCCCGGGGATAATAGGTCTTCAGCGCCATTGTGAACAGGGAAAATTCCTGCTTATTCATCCTTATCACCATCTTCCTGGGCGGCCCATTCGGTCGCCATATTGTAAAAATCATCTAACTGCTTCGCTGTATTGTTTCCTGAAGGCTGCTTGACTGTATGCTTGTTCCACGATCCGTCATCATAGTTTCCGTCGATTACCTTAGCCATATTGGCATCCTTGATCATCCAATCAAAGTTGGCTGACCAGTTCCGGTTATTCGCCCCTTTCAGGAACGAGGATGCCTCCGCCTTTTCGAACAGCATCCGGAAGTCATCCATGCTGTACATTTTCAGCCGTGCCCGGATCGCTCGTTTTCTGGCTTCGGAAAGAGAAATAACCTTGGGATAAGAAACGCAGATGGACCGGTAAAGGTCCACAACCTGCTCGCAGGTTACTTTCTCTTTACTCTCTTTATTCTTATCTTTATCTTCTTCTTTATCTTTCTCTTTATCTAGGCTGTTAACGTTGGATTCATGTAAATATTTATGTAAATGTTTACGTGAATCTTCACATGAACTTTCCTCTGTATTTTCTTCCTGCTCACCAGTCAGCAGAAGCTTCTGTTTTCTGCGGTAGTCCCGCTGGTATTCTCTCTGGTACTTCTTCCGAGCCTCCAGCTGCTCCAGATTCTGATGCTTTCCCCAGTTCGGGATGGTAATCACGCCGTCCAGAATCTCAATCATGCCAAACTGCTCGAAGGTCTTAAGTGCCAGCTGCACCGTAGACTCCTTCCGACGGAAGATGGTTGCCAGCATTTTGTCCGTGTAGGCGATTTTATCACTCAGCAGGAACACACCGCTGTTATTCATCTTCCCGGCAAGGCACAGGAGCTTAAACCAGATCACAATAATCGAGTCCGCCTCCGGCAGGCTCTCAATCAACAGAATCTTCTCATCGTCGAAGATATCTGTCGTGATCTTAATCCATTTGATATCCGCCATGTTACTCTCCCCCCTAAATCTCCCTGATTCGTATTCCATACACGGAAAGCATCAGCTTCCGTTTGATGATATAATCTTTCGTCCGGAATCCCTTGGTGTCTTCTACGATCGTAAGGGTATCCCCGTCCGGCAGAATCGTCTTGTATACAAAATCCGCTATGTAGGCACATTCCCGCTCGACGCATCTTCCACGCCCCTTTCTGGTTGTGCTTTCCGG